AACAGAATGACAACCAATAAATTTATCATATTTAATATCTTTATTGGCGTTGGCTGTATCGTTGAGCGGGTTTCCGTCCTGTGTAACTTCAAATTCGCCTTCTAATCTTAAAGAACCTAATTTTAAGGATTCATTTGGAAAAGTAAGAACAAAATCAACAGTGTCATATTCACCGTAGGACGATTTATTATTTTCAGGTATTGCGGAACTATAATTAATACTCATTTCTTATATTTTTTAATTAGAAAATAAATATATTAAAATTTTTAAAAATTAAATCAAAAAAATAATGAATTAATATTTGAATACTCTGGGGCGGTGTTTGAAGAGTGTAATTTTATTTACACCGTTTGAGGGGTCTGTGTTAATATTAACTTGTAATAATTTTTCGTTTGGTGTCTGGACTAATGGAGACATGATGGCTTGTTGTTGGACTTCTGAATCTTGAAGATTAGTGAATAAATCCATTTCCTTGACTGTTCCTCTATTTTCGCTTAAATTTTTTAATTTAAGATTCATCTGAGTCATACTCATATTAATTCTATCATAGTGAAGAGGAGATTCTAATTCGATGTCCCTATCAGTTAAATCATCATTATTTAATCTTAATCTATAATCAATAATATGTTGATTGATAGATAATAATTCATTGTCAGCACTTGGGAAAGCAACAACAACACAATCAGCATCACCTTCGATTTGATATTGTTTCTGGAATGATTTTAAATTGTTTCCGTTGTCTTGCTCTGTGGAGAAAGTAGAATATTCAATTTCGTCGAATTCACTGCTCATTTTGTTGAGTTTTAAAAGGACTAATTCACCAAAGTTCGCTTCAATTGATACCGCTGAGGGGGCTACGGTAGCAACAGAAATAGCGGTATAAGATTGACCGGCTCCAATATCTCCCCATTTGTTTTCGAATTGAATTATAAGTTTTCCTTTATCAGCCCCTGAATCAACCCATTCAATTGAAGAAATTACCGCTGGGACATCTGCAATGTTTGGGGCTCCTCCGGCTCCTGTGGCGGTGATATTTAACTTTTGTCCTACATAATAAGGAGATTGAGATAAATTGGTCATAATCCAATTAGTTTTAATTTCGTTAGCATCTCCTTCAACAGTAGCATCAGCCCATTCGTCATCAATACCATCCGCCCAATCTGTGGAATCATTGGTTGATTCAACGCTTAATTTGTCAATATTTAATTCACACTCTAAGGAAACCGCTCCGGTTTTTGTGGTATCAAATTCAACGGCTTGATGACAAAAGTCAAAAATATCCTTTAACATAATTTTAATAGGAGTAATATCATTTTGTTTGCTCTTTACGACACCCAATTTATTAATATCTGATTCAAGTGAAAATTGACCAAATCCAAAATTGGTATTTAATTGAGTAGCATTAAGAACGGATTTGCCCCTTACATCTAAAACGGAATTATTATAAAGAGATAAGACATTTGAAATTTGGTCTACTCTTCTAATATTTTCAATAGATCCTTGTCTTTCAGTCCTTAAAATAGCATTCTTTACAAGTTGAACATTGTCAAGATTTGGCTGTTGTCCATTAACCTCGGGACCAAGTTTTATTTTATTCACATAAACCCCAACGCCCTCGGTTGTGCTTGATTCTGTGATTTCAGTCTTTACATTTAAATTTATATAAGCCTCGGACATATCATAAACGCCGTCGGAGGGTATATTGAAATTAATTCTATTTTGTGAAATAGTAAATGGACCGCCTTGAACGGAATTCAATTTTATTTCTCGATTCATTGTATAATTATTTTATTAGAAAATAAATAAGATATATTTTTTTAAAAAAATAATAATTTCCTTAGATTCCAAAAGTTGCAGATGGATTAATAGAAGGAGGTGGCGCTATATGTGGAGCACTTTTCTTGGAGAATAAGCCGGTAAATACTAAACCCAGACCTAAACCAATTGGAGCAAGGTCAGCAATAGGATTTAAGAAACCCTCGGAACCCGCTACCGCTGTTGAGGCTTCAAGAGCGTCGGATAATCCCGCATCCTCTCCTAATTTTCCAACACTTGATTTTAAAGCATTTACTGCGGTATTTGTCGCGCCTTCTGAAACCTGAGAACTTAAATCCCCTACGGCGTCCTTTAAAGTCCCGGATTCGTCGATTGGTGTGCTTAAATTGATTCTTCCTCTGGCTCCTGCTGGAATTAAATCGGCTGAAAATTCATCAAGTTTTTCAGTTGGGTTAAATATACTTTCAAATGCCTCATTTGATTCTTGTTGTAAAGATATTTTTCCAGATTCGAAAGCCTCTCTCGCTTCTCCTTGTCTGGCTAATGCTTCGTCCAAATTGGTTTCCATTTCTCCTCGGCTTGGATTTGATGGAAGTAATTGCCCCGCTTCGCTTAGTGGCTTAGCGGTTGAAACTAAGTCGTCCGCCGTGGCTTTCGCTCCATCTGCTACTTCTTCCGCCGTTCTTGTGGCTTGGTCGTATAATTCTCCCGCTTTGTTTCTTATGGTGTCAGTTAATTCATCCGCCTTTTGTCCTATTTTCTCGGTTAATGCTGAGCGGATTCTTCCAAAAGTTTTTCCAATACCCTTGGCTATTAAAGGAGCCCCTACAATTTGCAAAGGCTGTTGCAATGCTTGATTAAAAGTATCAATTTTTTCTTGTGCCTTGGCTCTGGCTTTGTTTAATTCGTCATTGACGGTGTTAAATGAACTCGTATATGAATTTAAAGCATTCATATAATTCGAGTTGTCCATTGAACTAAAATCCATGATTGATTCCATACTATATATTATTATTCAATAAAATAAAGTAAAAATTTTTTAAAGAGAAAAAAACCAAAAAAAAAATATAGAATAAAAATATACAAAATGGAATTCAAAGAAACTCTTAAAGAATTAATTTTAAAAAAGAGAAATATTAAACCTACAACTTTAAAAGCCTATATATTAAATCTTTCAAAGATTCTTAAAATGTCTGATATGGATGAAACAATTGAAAATTTAGATTCATTATTAGAGGATAGTAGCCTTATAATGAAAATTTTAGAAGATAAAAAACCCTCTACAATCCGCAATTATCTCGCCTCTATTGTTGTCTATTTGTCGCATGATGATGAAAATAAGGAATTATTAGATGAATATCGCAAACTAATGGAAACTTATCAAAAACAAAACAACGAAAATATTTCTAATAATTCAAAAACAGATTCACAAAAAAAAAATTGGGCTACCTTAGAGGAATTAAGAAAGATTTTGAAAAACTATAAAAAACTTTTAGATTTAGATGGAGCATTAAAAAAAGATGAATTATCTAAGAAACAATTTGATATTCTTCAAAAATATCTCGTAGGAAATTTATATATTGGAGATGATTCAAATCCACCTTTAAGAAATGATTATATTATGGAAATCATTAACAAAAAAGATTATGATTCATTAACTGAAAAAAATAAAAAAGATAAAAATTATTTAGTAGTAAAAAACAAGTCTAATAAATTCTTCTCATTAGGAAATTATAAAACAGAAGACAAATATGGGGTTAAAGAAATTAAAGTTGGTAAAGATTTAAACAGAATTTTAAATATCTGGTTAAAATATAACAAATCCAAAAATCTTTTATTAAATTCAAAAGGTGAAGCAATGAGTGCAAATGGATTAACTAAATATTTAATTAAAGTATTTGAACCAACTGGAAAAAAAATCTCCTCTTCAATTTTAAGGTCAATTTATATCACTGAGAAATTCCCTCCGCAAACAAAGGAAAAGGAAGAACTGGCTTCAAAAATGCTTCATTCTTCTGATGTCGCTCATTCTGTATATGCTAAGGATTCTTAAATTTGAGTTTCTATTTTTCTTAAATTTCTTTTAGATAAGATTTTTAAAATACTTTCAATATCTTTATTTTTTAAAATGTAATCGTTAAGATTTCGATTTAAATGCTCCTGTTGAAATTCCTGATTGTTAAATGAACAATTTGAAACACATGAAGACTTTATTTTAATTCTTTTCAAACACTTCCAAAACATTACATATATAAAATATTCTTATTTTCCAATTTTAAAAATGTAAGTACTTTTACGAATTTTCCAAAAGTTTCAGAATTTTTAATTTTCGAAAATCGGATTTTTGGAAACTTTTGAAAAAATCGTAAAAGTACTTACATTTATTTTTATTCTCAAAATTATTTTCTTAGTCTCATATAAAAAATGGATATTCCTACTAAGAACGACGCTATAAAAGAATTTTATCAAGATTTTAAAAGTTTATGCTGGATTATTTTCGATGGTTTAAATAAGTATGCCAATCGTCAAAATTGGAAATTTCAATTATAAAAAATCAACTCGAAAAGACAAAAAATTAATGGTATTTTTAAAGGGTGGAAAAGTTGTCCATTTTGGAAATCCTAACTACCAACATTTTAAAGATAAAACTGGAATATGGAAAAAATTAGACCATAATGACCCTCAGAGAAGAGAAAATTACTTAAAGAGAGCAAAAGGAATCAAAAATAAAAAAGGTGAATTAACTTGGAAAGACCCTTCAAGCCCCAATTATCATGCAATAAAAATTTTATGGAATGGATAGTTATCTTAAAAAAGATGGTTTTGGAATATCTTGACATTGAGTCCATCCCGCTCCTCTTACATTAAGATATCCATATTTTCTCATATATTCCATAGTTTTTTTTTTCTCTAATTTTTTACAAGCCGGTTCTATTGTTTCTATTACTTCCAAAGGCTTAAATTTTTTTGTCCAACTACTTCCTTGATTTGAAAAATGTGCTTTTAATCTATTATTTAGATTGGTAGTAATTCCAACATAATATTTTGAATTTTCTAATTTTAAAACATATAGAGTATTCATATTTATGATAAAAGTTAATTTAAAATTTAAATATCTTTAAAAATTTGGAAAATAAAAAATCCGCAGAAAATAAAAAAAATCCTAATAATCCAAAATTATATATTACTTCTCATTTATGTCCATAAATGGACAATCGACCGCTCAAAAATAATAAATTATTTTCGAGCGCCAGAAAATCGCGGTAACTCATTAAAATATAAAAAAGAATTTATGTAAAAAAAAAATGCGTAGTATGTTCCTTTCCAACAGAGCAGAGAAAATATTTTATTGTGAGGAATTGTATGAACCCCCCCAACAGAGCAGAGCAATTTATAAATATGAGTGGTCCGTCTCGCGCAAGACTATTACATAGTCTCGCATTTTTTTTTTTAAATCCTTTTTAAAAATATTTCTTTTATTTATAGATTTAAATTATGGAATCACCAATTCCTTCAAATGTTTTGAATCCTTCACTTTACAGAAAAGCAAGAAAAGAAGCAGACTCAATTTATAAAAGAGCCGGAGCATATAAAAATATGTTTATAGTTAAAAAATATAAGGAATTGGGCGGAAAATACTCAGGGAAAAAAACAAACAACCTTTCAAAATGGAGGTCGGAAAAATGGGTTTCCGTTAAGGATTATCTCTCCGGAAAAAAAATCCCCTGTGGAGAAGATTCCATTGGAAATAATGCTTGTCGTCCTACTAAAAGAATCGATTCCAAAACACCAATCACAATTCAAGAAGTGATTAAGAAGCATGGGAAGGAAGCAGTAAGAAAAGCCGTCAATCGTAAATTAAAAAATATGAAGTTAAGGCTCAATTGGGTTAATTTAACTTTTTCATAAATTTTTATAATTTTTTCCATTCTTCTAAAATCTTTTTTTGTAAATTTTGAGGTATTTTTTTTAATAAAGCATTACCTACTATTCTATTGTCTCGTTTAAAATAATAATCCTTTAATTTATCCTTACCAATATTCTTTTCTTCTTCTACATCTAAATATTCGACGAATCTTTTATAACCATCCAATACTTTTTGGAATTTGTATCTTTCCATAAGTTTCTTAGTAAGATCTAAATCAAAAGCAATAACTGAATCCAAATTTATATCTTTTTTTTTTGAATTAACTAACCCCTTAATTGTGTTTGTAAGTCTTTTATTTGATTGTTCTAATTCAATATTATTCACATCTTTATCCCAATTTTTTATTATAGTTGGAACTTTTGATTCCTTTTCTTCTTCTTCAATTTCTTTATATATTTTTTTTAATGCTGGTGGTGCTTTGTCTGCTGTTTTAGGTTTTCCTCCTTCTAAAACTCTTTTATATTCTTTTTCTTCTTGTGAATTTTTGAATTTAAGTCCTTTCAAATTGACAACCATATTTTTCGGAATTCGTCTTTCAAATTCTCTTCCAAATACGATTATATTTCCTTTCGGCTCTTCTGTCTTGGGTTGTGGTTTTTCTATTTTCTTAACAACTTTCTTAATTTTCTTTTGTGCTGGTTTTGGTGCTGGTGCTGGTTTTGGTGCTGGTTTGGGTGCTGGTTTTGCTTTTGGTGCTGGTTTCTTTCTAATGGGTTTTTCATATTTTTTAATATTTTTAAAATTTATTATATGTTGAGGCTTCATCATTTCCTTAATTAATTCCGCCTTCTTCATTCTACTATATCCTTTAATATTTGAGTTTTTGACGGCTTCTCTTAAATTCTTTAACGGATGACTTTCTAAAATTTCAAGCATAATTATACTATAAAAGCAATATTTTTTTACTAAAAAAAATTTATTTAATAAATATCTTTTAATAAAGTAATATGAAACCTATTCAAATTTATAGGGCTAAGGACTCCAAAGAAAAATATTATAAAAAAAAAGGTAATTGTTTCGATTTACCAATGAGAATTTTACTCGTTGGAAAATCACAGTTTTCGGGAAAATCAAGTTTCTTATTAAATATGCTATGTCAAGACGATAAACGCCTTTATAAAGATGACTTCGACGAAATATATATTTTCTCAGGGTCATTAACCACAGATAATAAAGTCAAGACCATTATTCTTCAACATGATATTCCAGATGAAAATTGTTATGATACTTTCGATAATGATATGTTAAACGCTATATTTGACTTAACCAAAGAAGAATATGAAATTGCTATTTCAGAAGGTTCAAGGCCTAAAAATGTCCTTGTTATTCTTGATGATGTTGGATTTGATGCAAGTATGAAAAAAGACGGTTCAATAAATAAATGCTTTTGTAATGGAAGACATATTAACCTTTCGATATGTTGCGTAGGACAGCGTTACACACAATTCCACACAACTCAGAGGGAAAACGCTACTGGAATTATCGCTTGGTCTTGTAGTGATAAACAATTGGATTTAATAAGTGACGATCATAATCAACTTGGAGACAAAAAAATTTTTAAATCGATGTTTAGAAAAGTAACAGAAGACCCATTTTCAGCAATGATTATATCCTATTCAAATCCAAAAGAATCAAGGTATATGAATTTAAATTTTGAGCCAGTTGGACCATGTGGAAAAGTAAAAGGAAAAGGTTGTAATTGTCCTTAATTAATTGGTTTTTTTTTCAAAAAAAAAATATTTACTTATATTATAAAACTTTTAAAATGCCAGATTATTCAAATAGTATTATTTATAGAATTTTTAATTCCAAAAATGGATTATCTTACATAGGCTCAACAACTCAAAAATTGTCACATAGAGCAACCCAACACAGATATCAAAATAAAAGTGAGGAACTTACGAAAACAAGAAGCATAAAAGTATATGAAGGGGCTAATAAAGACGATATTTTTTATCAAGTCCTCGAAAAAGTTTGTTGTAACAATAGAAAAGAATTGGAAATTATAGAGAGAAAATATATCGAATCTATGGATTGTGTGAATTATAAAATTCCAAATCGCACACCCAAAGAATATTATGAAGCAAATAAAATGGAAATAAGGAAAAAAGCATTAGAATTTTATTATAAAAATAAAGATTCAATTTTAAAGAGGAAAAAAGAAAATTATAAAGAGTGGAAGGAAAAATATATGAAACAAATAACTTGTGAATGCGGTATTCCAACAAGTCCAAACCAT